CTACCCCCGAACCCCGTGAGGGCGTAAGCTATCGCTGGATTCGCACATCAACGCTGGGTCAGAGTGACAATACGAATGTTTCTTCTAAGTTTCGTGAGGGTTGGGTTCCGGTCAAAGCTGAAGATCATCCTGAACTGCAAGTGTTGCCTGATATCGACTCTCGATTTGAAGGTAATGTTGAGGTTGGAGGATTGCTACTTTGTGAAAATTCAACCGAATATACTGCGTCTAGGACTGAAGCCCACAAAGAAATGAATGCTAATCAAATTAATTCTGTGGATAACAACTTTCTTAGACAGTCAGACTCTCGTATGCCCGTTCTGCCCCCAGAACGAAGCACAAAAACAACCTTTGGCAAGTAACCTTAGCGGGAGCTTGCCGTAGATAATAAGGAGGGACAAGTATGTCCGCTACTGCCGCTCCCTTTGGTCTGCGTCCGATGGGTAACTTAGGTGGGAACTATAATGGTTCTTTCCGTCAGTATCCCATTCTTTCGTCAGAATCCACAAGGATTTGTTACGGTGACATCGTCAAACTAACTGACGCTGGATCCACCACCACCATTCAGAAAGATACGGGTACTACTTCAGCTACTCCGATTGGTATTTTTCTTGGATGTCGTTATACAGATGTAAGCACAAGTCAGCTTACATTTAGCCAACAATGGTCAGGTGCCGCCCACACAGGTGGTATGGCCTATGTTATGGATGATCCTAACGTCCTGTTCACAATTCAAGCTGACGGCACCGTCAATGATGACGATATCGCAGCTAACTGTGCGCTGGTTCAAGGCACATCATCTTCAACATTGGGTATCTCTCGTGTGTCTTTGGACATTAGCACAGCAGCAACCACCGCAGCTCTACCAATAAGAGTTGTAGATTTCTTGGGTGGATTTGACGGTGATGAGAAGGGAACAGCGTTCCCAATCATGGTGTGTAAGTTCAACACTGGTCATCAACTCGGAATCGGTGTCGTTTCTGGCAACGCTCCGTCAGCAGCTTAAGGAGGTTGTACTATGGCTATTTCACGCGCACAGCTCCTTAAAGAGCTTCTCCCCGGTCTAAATGCACTGTTTGGTCTTGAGTACGGCAAGTACGAAAACGAACATGCAGAGATCTATGAAACCGAAACTTCTGAGCGTAGCTTTGAAGAGGAGGTCAAACTCTCAGGCTTTGGTGCTGCACCAGTTAAGCAAGAGGGCGCACAGGTCTCATTCGACACGGCTCAAGAATCTTTCACAGCCCGCTATAACCACGAAACCGTTGCAATGGGTTTCTCGGTTACTGAGGAAGCTATGGAAGATAATCTGTATGACTCTTTGTCTGCTCGTTATACCAAAGCTCTTGCACGGGCTATGGCATACACAAAGCAGGTCAAAGCAGCATCACTGTTGAACACTGGTTTTGATACCTTCACATCAGGTGATGGAGTGACATTGTTTAATGCAAGTCACCCAACAGTTGCTGGTGGTACAAACGCCAACCGTCCATCAGTTGCAGCCGACTTGAATGAAACTTCGCTGGAAGATGCAGTTATCAACATTGCAGCTTTCGTAGATGAGCGTGGTCTTTTGATTGCGGCTCGCCCACGCAAGCTGGTTGTTCCACCCGCACTTATGTTTGTTGCAACTCGCTTGCTACAGACAGAAGGTCGTGTAGGAACTGCTGATAACGATCTGAACGCTATTCGCAACAACGGTTCGATCCCAGAAGGCTTCTCAATCAATCACTATTTGACTGATACAGATGCGTTCTTTGTGACAACCGATGTTCCAAACGGCATGAAGCACTTTGTCCGTACTCCAATGGCAACATCTATGGATGGTGACTTTGATACAGGCAATGTTCGCTACAAGGCTCGTGAGCGTTACAGCTTCGGTGTATCAGACCCATTGGGCATTTATGGCTCACCGGGCGCAGATTAATTCAAGTTAATCTAACACTATTTGATCGGGCGGCTTTTATGCCGCCCTTTCTTTTGTTATAATGTCCTAAACCCTGACAGCCGCACCCTGTGGCTGACACTAGCCAAGACAGGAGTTTCAAATGGCTACTACCACTTTTAATGGAGCAGTGCGCTCCGAAAACGGATTTAAGGTTGTATCTAAGAATGCAACCACTGGTGCTTTTACCGAACAAATCAACTCAACAAGCAGCGGTGTTTTAGAGATACAGAAGGTTGCAACTTCTGGTCGTGACAACATTGTGGCGGCGGGAACAACAGTTGGCGCTAACAACGCCAGCCTAGGCACAGCGGCTACAATCTTTAACATCACACCAAATGCACACGGTTCTGGTATTGCTGACGCAGCAATCAACACATTTGTTACAAAAATCGGCGGGGATATTACAACAACTATACTTATAGATCTTCACGGTGGCCTAGCCTCTGGTGGAACAGCAGACGATGTTATTGGAACAGATGGTGGGGCTGCAAACGCTTATATTGCAGAGCTTACCAGTGCTGTAAACGGTATTCCGTATCTAATAGAGTTTGCTTGTCTTGAGGTTCCAACTGGCGGTGACCCAGACATCAATCTTGTTTGTTCTGCAACAGGAACAGATGCAGAAAATGCTGCTGTGACAAGTGGAACCGTTCTTCTAAATAACGGCGATCTCACACTTGGTTTTTATGCTGAGGCAGATGCTGGATCTACACTAGCGGCTCTGAGCAAGAAGTTCCTATATCTGACATCTGGTGATGCTACAGAAGCAGCCTATACTGCTGGTAAGTTGGTTATTAAAATCCACGGTGCAGCTTTTGACTATGCTAATGGCTAATATTAACAGAGAGGGGGCTACCCCTCTCCTTTCTTAAAGGAGATTGATATGGGCCATTCGGATATTAAATCCATAATGATAACAGCGGATGCAAACGCTGCTGACGATGATTCTGTCCTAGAGGCTGCTCGTCCGAACACGACAGCGACCCTTGATGGGGCAGACACCAGCGGGGGCGTAGCCACATTCACTGGAGCGCAGTTGATTAATGTCACCACCACAGGAACTGGCGACAACGGCAAAACCGTCACGATCACAGGCACTGATGTAAATGGTGATTCTCAGTCAGAAGTAGTAACGCTAACTGGATCTGCAACGGGGCATTCCAGCACAAAGTTTTTTAGAACCGTAACAGCGGCAGAGTTGTCTGCACAACCAGCAGCGAACATAAAAATAGGGCATCTTGCAACAACTGTTAAAGATGTGGTGTTTGCTGGCAGGGCTAGAATCAAAGGTGTTTTGATTGTTAATTCTGCAACCGCAGGAACAATGGACTTTTTGGCTGGCTCCGAAACCGGAACAAGTCTTCTGAAGTTGAGAAGTATAGCTGATGATGAGACATCAAGAGATATAACCGTACCTGAGCATGGAATATTGTTTGATGGCGGTGCTTATCTTTCTTACACATCAGCAACCTTTGCATTTATGACTGTTTTCTATGCCTAGGAAAAAAGAAACACCGATTAAAACATCGGTAAAGTCTGGTAATTTTCGCGCCACTAAAAAGGGCGCGGGAATGACCGCTAAAGGCGTTGCGGCTTACAGACGGGCAAATCCCGGAAGTAAGCTCAAAACAGCCGTCACAGGCAAGGTAAAGCCGGGTAGCAAGGCTGCGAAACGGCGCAAGTCTTTTTGCGCTAGATCAGCAGGTCAAATGAAAAAATTTCCAAAGGCCGCTAAGAATCCAAATAGCAGGCTTAGGCAAGCAAGAAGACGGTGGAAATGTTGATGAAACTTGAGCAGCAACAAGTTCAGGAACTCACTGTAGAGCAGGTTATGGCAGAGCTGGCAAAGCATGAGGCCGAATGCAATCTGCGATATCAGCGCATTGAAGAGCGTCTCGATGACCATAAGGGTCATATGTGCAAGTTAGATCAACGTCTATGGTGGATTGTTGGTCTTGTAATTCTTGCTCCATTCTTACAGAGATTACTGTAATGACAATTAGTAGAGCTTCAATGCAGAAGCAGTTAAAGGGGAATAGGATGCCTAAAAAAATGAAAAAGAAGCCAGTAACCAAGGCGTTTATGGGCCTTCTTACAGCAAAGCCATCTCTTAAATTTATGAAAGACAAGGGGATTATTGGCGGTGGATTGATGGGTCTGGGGCCGATGGCAGCTAAAGCATTAAAAAAGAAGAAAAGGAAAGGGGCCTCGCCTGCGCCAGCAGCAGCAGCCAAGCCTATGGATAAAAAAAATCCTATGGGTGATCCCGGTCAGTTTGCCCCAGCCACACCAATGACAATGAGTCGTGGTGGTAAAGTAAAAATTCAAAAAATACCCCCAGCTCTCGCTTTTGATCTTCGTAAAGAAAAACCAGTTACCGCTGGGCCAAGAGAGGGGGCTATGTCACCACAGGGCATAAGAGGCCCGTATAAGAGAATTCCCTTTTCTAAAATGAACAAGGGTGGCTCTGTTAAGCGTAAACGTCCGATTGATGGAATCGCACAGCGCGGAAGAACAAGGGCAAAGTAATGCGCCGCAGGGATTACGCATCTGAATACAAAAAGTACCAAAGCAAGCCATCTCAGAAAAAGAAAAGGGCTAGTAGAAATGCCGCGAGAAGAAAAATGATGTCTGATGGCAGAGTGTCTAAAGGTGATGGAAAAGATGTGGCCCATAAAAATGGCAACCCAAGGGACAACAGATTATCTAATCTAAAGGTTGTTAGAGCATCTGTTAATAGATCGTTTAGAAGAACAAGAAAGGCAAAAAAGGCCAATGGTAAGTCCTGATGGCGAGGAGAGTGGAAAGTGTACATATCAAGCGGAAACGGATTCGCCGTCCCGGTAAACACAAAAAGAATGTCAACAAGCGAAATAAAGTCAAAACATTCTTTGGTTAAGGAGCATTGCGGCCCCAGATGTCCCAGATGTCAGGGCAGCTTAAAAACAGTTAATGTACATGGTCACGATCAGTGTGTTGTTTGTGGGTCTGTAGTAGATGATTGTTGTCAAGGAGAAGCATTATGCGAAGGTGTCCAACAAAAAAGCCAGTAGCCATGAAACGTGGTGGCAGTGCAACTGTAAAAAACCCAGTAGCTAAAGCTGTAAAAAAAATTAAACCAAGCATAGTAAAGCCAAAGAAAGGTAAGGGGTCTTACAATAGGAAGGCCTCTTCTTTTAGTTCTGGTGGTGCAGCAAAGGTTAGATCTGCTGGTAAGGATTACATGGCTGGTATTAGGAAAAGGACTCCAGCGACTGGTGTAAAGGCAAAGTCAAGACAGCAGGCCATGAAAGAAAAAATACAAAAGGATGCCAATAAGCCTCGTAGGGGGTTTGATTCAACGCCTCGTCAACTTGAAGAGCTGAAGTCAGGTGGAAACGTAAAGAAGAAGGTTGGTAAAGTAGTAAAGGCTCTAAAGAAAGCATCCAAGTCACATGCTGGTCAGGCAAAGACATTGTCTGCTCTTAAATTAAGAGAGGGCGGATCTACAACAAAAAGAAAGCCAAAGGTAAAAATACCAAAGGGGACGAAGGGATTTAAGGGGATCCAGCCCTTAAAGCCGACCGATCTTAGAAAATTCAGTAAATATGGGTCTGGTGGTGATGTTGAGCCAATGAAAAAGGGTGGTAAGACAAAGTCCCGTGTAAATGAGGCAGGGAACTACACAAAGCCTGCGTTGAGAAAAAGGATATTCAATAGAATTAAGGCTGGTGGGAAAGGTGGCGCTCCGGGCCAGTGGTCAGCAAGAAAAGCTCAAATGATGGCACAAGCCTACAAGAAAGCTGGTGGCGGATATCGAAACTAATGAGGAAAAAAAGAGATCCAAAGGTAGGCACTGGTAAAAAACCAAAGGGTTCTGGCCGAAGGTTGTACACAGACGAAAACCCAAAGGACACAGTTGGAATTAAGTTCGCCACACCAGCAGACGCTAGATCAACTGTTGCAAAAGTAAAAAAGATTAAGAAGCCTTACGCTAGGAAGATACAGATACTTACTGTTGGGGAGCAGAGGGCTAAAGTTATGGGAAAGACAGAAGTCGCTAGAATATTCAAGCAGGGCAAGGAAAGCATAAGAAAGTCACAAAAAAGTAAGGCGTAGAAATGATCAGATATATATTATTTTGCGCCGTTGTTAATACCTCGCCAGTTGAAATAGAGACAAAAATAATAAGTATGCATGACAAAATATCTGAGTGTCATGTGGCTAGTACAGTTCACGGTTTTGATAATGAAAAAGATCAATGTTTTTGTTTAGAAATGGTATTAAAATAGATGATCGCAGAGACTCTCGCTGGCATATCCTTATTTAAGGCAGCAGTCGATGGCATTAAAGGCGCTATCGGAACGGCTAATGATGTCTCGGATATAGCAGGTTACATAGATAATTTATTTGAGGGTGAGAAACAGGTACAAAAGCTAAGAAGTAAAAAATCAGGTGTTGGTGGTGTTGCCGATCAATTTGGTGTAAAATCAGTAGCAACCGAGGTTATTAATGCAAAACTTGCTAAAGAGCAGATGCAGGAGATAGCCTCAATGATTGATATGAGGTTTGGTCACGGAACTTGGAAAAGTATAACCGAGGAAAGGGCTAAAAGAATAAGGGAAGCAAAAGAAGCCGCAGCAGCAGCCCGAAAAGAAAAGATAAGAAAGCAGAAAGAACTAGAGGATAATATAAAAACCGCTTTGGGTGTTTTTGTTCTTATTTTAGTGATTGTTGGTCTGTTCTTTTTCTTAATAGCCTCTGTAGCCGCAGCTCTTAATGTGTAAAAGTTATAGGGAACTTTATGGCGTTAAAAAAATCGCAGAGAAGTTTGAAGTCTTGGACGAAACAAAAGTGGAGAACCAAGAGTGGAAAACCGTCCACACAGGGGCCAAAAGCAACAGGAGAGAGATATCTTCCGTCATCAGCTATTAAAGCCCTCTCATCAAAGGAGTACGCGGCCACCACCCGTGCTAAAAGAAGAGCAACTAAGGCTGGTAAGCAGTTTGCAAAGCAGCCTAAAAAAATACGAGCTAAAGTAAAGTCTCATAGGAAGGTCACATAATGGCTGTTGTAACACCCGACCTACCAGAAATATTTGAAGAGGCGTTTGAAAGAGCGGGACTCTCATTACAAACTGGGTATGACCTTAAAACCGCTAGGCGGAGTTTTAACCTTTTAACATTGGAGTGGCAAAATCGTGGACTTAATTTGTGGACTATCAATGCTGGGACGCAAGCTCTTACAGCAGGCACAGCAACTTATACGTTGCCTACGGGAACTATTGACATCATTGAACACCAGATTCGCACAGGCACTGGCACGAATCAGGTCGATACTGACGTTCAGAGGGTTTCGGTATCTACATACGCTAAAACAAGCAATAAAAACGCTCAAGGCAAACCTTCGCAGATCTTTGTGCAAAGGTTGGCAACGTCTACAACTTTTACTCTCTGGCCTGTACCAGACAGTGCAGCAACGTATACGCTCGCTTATTTCTACCTTCTGGGGATAGATGGGGTTACTTCCGGTATATCCGGAACAGCGGCTGTACCCCCTAGGTTTGTGCCTTGTTTGGTGACAGGATTAGCGTATTATATAGCTATGAAGAAACCAGAAGTGGCAAATAGGGTTGCCCCCCTAAAACAGGAATATGAGTTCCAGTTTGAACTGGCAGCAAACGAGGACACAGATTCCTCTGCGTTAAAATTTGTACCATATGACACATTTTACCTAGGAGGGTAATATGCCTATTAAGATTAAAAAGCTGGGTCAAAAGGGCGGGCCAAAAGGCCAAGACAAGGTTGTCCCACCAAATAAAAAGAAACTCACCCCCATGCCTTTCAAGAAAAAATCAGAATTGATGGGAAAGAAGCCTATGAAAGCTGGCGGTATGATGAAAAAGAAGGGTTATGCTATGGGCGGTGCCATGAAGAAAAAAGGAATGTCCAAAGGCGGAAAGCTCAGGATGGTTGAAAAGGATGGGAAGAAGGTTCCATTCTTTGCTGCTGACGGCAAAGGCAAAATGGCTGCTGGCGGTATGATGAAGAAAAAGGGCATGAAAAAAGGCGGTATGATGAAGAAGGGCTACGCCAAAGGCGGATCTGTAAAAGTTAAGTCAGGAGACACCCTGTCTCAGATTGCCAAGTCAAGAGGCCTTACTCTCAAGTCTTTGATGGCTGCTAATCCCGGAATCAAAAACGCCAATGAAATTCGCGTTGGACAAAGCATTAAGATGCCAACTGGTGGCAAGGGACGCGGCGGTGTTTACTCTGGGATGACAAAATCGTCCATGAAGGGGTTGGCTGATGATACTGCGGCTAAAAGAGCAAAGAAAGCTGGGAAGCCAGTTCCTGCAAAACAGTCTGAAACAGCAAATAAAAGAGCTAGGGTCACGACTCGTCTCAATCAGCTTGGTGAAATCAATAAACAGCGTAGAGCCGCAGATGCTGCTTCTGCACCAAAACCAATGACAACGCCAATGGGTGGAAAGCGTGGAAAGCCAGTGCCTAGTGCGAAAGCAAGGGCAGCAAGCAGTCAAACAACTAAGCCTGTTACATCATCTGAAAACAAACGCCTTGAGGCTCTTAGGAAGAAAGCTCGTAGAGCCTCTAACCGCGCATCTGTTATGAAAAAAGGCGGTGCCATGAAGAAAAAGGGCTACGCTATGGGTGGAATGATGAAGAAAAAGGGCATGGCTAGAGGCGGAATGATGAGAAAAAAAGGCATGTCTAAAGGTGGTGTAATGCGCGGCACTGGCGCAGCCACAAGAGGCAAGCGTTTTACAAGGGCAGGTTAATAAATGCCTAACGCAGTAGGAAAACACGCATATGGTATATGTGATAAAACAGGGTTCAGGTACAAGTTATCTGACCTTGTTTTTGAAATAAAGAACGGAACCAGAACAGGTATGCGTGTTGGAAAAGATGTGGTTGACCATGATCACCCGCAAAACTTTATTGGCAGGGTGAGGGTTTCTGATGGTCAGTCACTTGCTAATGCAAGGCCAAACAGGCTGGAGCCTGATGTAATTAATCTTCTGCAAGACAATCCGTTTACGACTGGTGCTTCTGGTGGAGCGACAACAACTATAACGATTACAGAAGTTAATCACGGAAGAGACACAGGCGATACTGTAAGGTTTAGAACTGTCGAGCCATTTGACGGCATAACTCAGGCGGTGATGGAGTTGTCCACTGGGTATTCTATAACAAAAGTATCAGATGATACTTATACCGTTTCTGTTTCTGGCGGTGCAACAACGGGGTCTGTTTCTGGAGGCGGCTTTTTTGCAAGTGCTGGGCCAGTCACAGCTTTAGGGTAGTAAAATGTCTTTTACCTTTGGTGAGCTAAAAACCGCTATTCAATCTTATACCGACAACAGCGAGGCGACCTTTGTCGCTAATCTTTCAAACTTTATAAAAGCAGCAGAACAAAGAATATTCTCTAATGTTGATCTGGAGAACTTTAGAAAGAACGCCACTGGTGTAATGACCACAGGCAACCAGTATCTAAGAACCCCCACAGATTTTTTAGCTCCATTTTCCTTATTTATCACGACCTCTGGAAGTGAGGGCT